TGTCTAGCTCTTACTCTTACATCTTTTTTAGTTGTTGTAGAGTCACATGTAAAAGAAGTAGTTGTTTCACTACTGTTTGGATATAATCTTGTTTTAAATTTAACTGCAGTGTTTCCTGTCTGACTAATAAAATCTGGTATAAATCTACTGATTCTCATAATGTATTCACCATCTCCTCTAATGTCCGGCATTCCTACAGTTTGTCCTGTATTACTTCTACGTTGAGTAATATCAAAATCACCAGAAATAATACTACCTATTACAGCAGTTGTTACACCACCGGCATTAATTTGATCGGTCCCTGTTTCCTGATTATAGTATATCGTACTTCCGTCTGTATTACCAATAACATCTGAAGATGCATTGTCTGAAGGATTATAATAAGTTGCATGTGGTTTATCAAAAACTGCTGAATCTTGCCACGCTGCTCTAGGTAAAGTACCTGTTGTCCATATAGGACGTTTAGGTGATGAATCTAAATAGTTATAAGTAACTACTCTATTAATTTGATCTGATGCAGCTGTGCAATAAAACCAATTAACTTCACCAAACAAATTATTTAATCCTGCATTAATAAGATCTCTAGATGTAGCATTTATATCATCGTAAACATGGTCTTCTACAAGGCACGGTAATGATTTTAACTGACCATCATATGTAAAGAAACCATTCTCTGACATCCAATAAGCAGTACCATCTACCTCTATACAAGCATTTTTACCAAACAATCCACAGTTAGTACCTACTTGTTCAAAAGCAAATACAAAATCTCCACCTACAAATTTCATTAAAAATAATGCAGTGTCGGTCCATACGTATATTGCATCTCTACCTTTTATGGCCCCCATAATTTTAGAACCATCAGCAAGCCTTTGTGTACCAGAATTGTTTTCTGCTTTTACTGTATAAGCATCTGTACCATCTATATTTTCTTGATCAGAAAAACGTAAAAACATGTCGTCTTGTGTAGTAGAACTACCGACAGTTGTTTCTGTACCAAAAAATACTAAGTGTCTGTCTGGTGTAGATACCAATACATGACGTGATGCTGTTGGCGCATTTGCTAAAATAGTTGCTCTAGTATTAACAGCTCCAGCTGCAGATGCATCCCATTCAAAACATTTACCATTATAGATAAGTGCAATTAATTTTGTACCATAGTTATCAAGAATCCATAAACCAGGGTCAATTGTAAAGTCAGAAGAAGCTGGATCACCCCAACCTGCGTATTCGGAAATATTAGTAACTGTTGCTCCAGCGCTGTGTCCGGCTTTAGTAGTACCATTAACTTCTCTTGCACCACCACTTAAAGTATTTGTTGTAGTATTGTTAGCTGCAAAACTTATATCTTCTGAATCTATTCTAATCTCTCCTGACGATGGAAAAGCTGCAGAGTTAGTTAAAGGAATATCAGTTACTGAATCATTAATAGTAGAAGCTAAAGTTGTAGTAGCAGCTCCTAGTGAAGTTCCACCAAACAAACCTGCACCCCATCCAAATCCACCAAGTTGTTGAGAAGGCCCTACTGTATAATAACATAATACAGAAGTACTGTTTCCATCACTTGTAGTTAAAGGTGTGCCTGTTTCTGCACTTGCCATTGTAATTGTAAATGTAGTTGTAGTGGGCACAGATGTTACCATGTATTTAATGTCTTCAAATGTAGCATTACTGTAAGTAGATGCTGCGGGCACTCCTGTTACACTATCAAACATAACAATATCATCTTCAATTAATCCATGAGCCCCGGTACATGTTACCGTAACTGTTGTCGATGAAGATGAACTAGTAAATTTTGCACCTGTTAATGTAGTTCTAAGAGGGTGTATGTCGTAATAAGTTCCTCCTGAATATACATATAAAATTTTATTGGTTCCAATTGCTGCATATTTAATACCAGCATTATCGTCCCAATGATGAATAGCTCTTGCAGCACCGGTTAATTTATCTTCACCCAACTGCTGCCAACCACCTATTTTTTCTGGTGAACCATATCTAAATCTAACATTATCACCATCAAACCATTGACCCTCGGCCCCGGTTTCTGTGACTTGTTTGTTAAATCCTGGTAAAAATCCTAATTTTTGTAACATATAAAAACCTGTTTATTAGGTGTTATAACAGATTGTAGGTGATTTCAATATGTTTAAAGCAGAGGGAATCTGTGGTGGATCATCCCCCTGCAAGCCTAGTGTATAGACTATTTTTTAGAATTAGTCAACTTAGATCCTTTAAACCAGGCTGGTAAACCTAGTAAAGGTCTTTTATCTAAATAATTTTCTTTAGCAGCTTTTGAATTAGCTTTGTTATAATGTAAAAATACTTGTCCGCAATCTTTACCTGTAAACTCTTCTCGCCAATGTTCTAAATCACAACCAGAATAAATTAACATGTCACCGGGTTTTAGATTTACTTTAATACCAGCTTGTCCTTTTTTACCAGTTGGATCAAGATATATAGGCCATGCATCACCACCTAGATTTAACGTAGTAGATATCTCACATGAGTATCTATCTTTATGTCTAGCTAGCACATCTCCTTTTTTATAAATTCTTGCATAGGAATAAGTTTCAGAAAGTTTTAAATTAGTATGTTTTTCCATTACAGGTTTTACTTGCTGCAATAAAGTTTCCATAGCCATATCGGCATAGTGTGAGTATGTATTAGGAACTTGTGGATCATTCCATATACCCCAATATTCTGTATATGGTGAAATATAGGTTGAGTCATATAAAACTTTAGCTACGTTTCTTTTATTTAAAAAATATTTATAAACAAAATTTGCTAATTCTTTTGATATTACATTTTTTAAAACACTGTATTTATTTTTTTTAAACGACATTTAACACTCCTTTTGGTATTGCTTGACAGTTAAAATGTATGAATCTAAAAGGTTCATAACCCATATCAACAATATATTGATGCGGCATGTATGATGGAAAAAACATCAAACGACCTGGTTTTGCTTTATAATGCACCTGTGAAGTTGCATAAGTTATCTTTGATTTATCTTTTTCTGGTAAAAGATTCATAACATTACCTGGTCTTGGATCATCAAATACCGGCATTGAGGTTGTTTCTGAAGCTTTTAAAAAATAAAAACCAGATATATGTCCATTCCAATGAGTGTGTAAAGTATGGTGACCACCACCTTTTTGAGCAAATTCTTGAACCCACATCTCCGTTGTAAACAATGAATACTTAGTTAAGTCAAAACCCATTTCATCTAATAAGTTATGTGCCGTGGCACCTATATAATCTTGTAAGTCTTTAAATTTAGGGTCACCTATTAAAGACGTCGAATGAAAAACATGGCCCATATCACCTTTGTTACCAAACTTTTTATTTCTTTTATCTATATCTTTTTTTAAATTTTTTTGTGATGCTTTAATATAAGAGTCTGATGCCTTATTTAATTTATTTACAAATTTAGGTTGATCAGCCCACCATATTGGACACTTAAAATATTCTTCTAAATTTAATTTTTGTGGAAAAGTCATGCTCATTTATAAGGCCATCCTAAATTCCATATTACTAAACTATGTCTTGTTCCTTTTTTAACCGGACATACTCTATGCCAAACAAAACCAGGAAATACTACTAAGGATCCTTTAGGTAATATTTCGATACACTTTTTAATGTTAGGTTTTTTATCTGGGTCTAAATTTCTAAAATCAAATTCTAGTTCACCACCTTTATAATCTTTTGGATCTGATAATGTAACTGTTACGGATAACTTTCTAATTTTACCATGTGACGGATCTCCTTGTTGTCTTTGATAAGGTTGATCCCAACCATCACAATGCCAATCGTAAAATTGACCTTTAGTATATTTTGTAAATTGACAAGACTCAGAAAAATCCCATTGAAAATTCCAACCAGCATTAGCATTAGCTTGATGAACATATGGTTGTATTTCTTTATATATCCATCTATCAGACATCCAAACAATGTTAGAGTCTCTTTTCTTTTTTAAATCTTTTATTTGGTTTTGATTTAATTTTTTACCATTACCAAAACCACCAGTTATTGCCATTTGGTCTTGTATAGATTTACCATGCTTAACAATCTCGTCACAAATACGTGATGGAATTGCTGATTGAAAATACCAATAATAGTTTGTAAGGTTCATAATATGTCTTTATGAACTTAATATAACATTTATTAAGAAACTGTCAATGTTCCTGAAACTGTAAATTTAGCAAACTTATCTGTAGAAGATGGTACTGTTCCTGTTGTATTAGTGCATGGAGTTACTGCGAATGTAACTGCACTAGGTCCTCTTACTACTACAATTCCTGGACCTCCAGCTCCACCATTTTGTCCATGATTACCACCGCCACCACCACCGCCAGTATTATCTGTTCCATTTCCACCATCAGATCCTCCACCGCCAGATCCTCCTGAACCAGCTCCTGATGGGCCATCTCCACCGCCACCACCAGCGTAAGTAGTATCTGGTCCTAAAATTGTATTGGGTGCTCCAGCTCCACCAGGTCCACCACTATTGTTACATGTATTAGTACCCACAGCAGTAGCTCCACCACCTCCACCACCACCAGATTCACTTCCATGAGGGTGAGGTGATCCATATCCTAAACCACCATTATTTCCTTGAGGCGGCAGCGGACTTACTGGAGGCGAGTTACCAGAAGCGGCTGAAGCATTACTCCAACCTTGTCTACCACCACCAGATCCTCCTGCTCCTGCACCATTTTCACTTCCACCACCTCTACCACCACCAGCAGATGTTATACTGTCAAGTACAGAACAATTTCCTTGAGTAGAAGATGTAGGACCTCCAGGAGCCATACCTGTTCCACCACCTCCAACTGTAATTGTATAACTTCCTTCTTGTAGAGTCAAAGCGGGAGCTTGTAATGGACTTGGTCCATATCCAGAAGCTCTATAACCGCCAGCTCCACCACCACCACCATTTTCGTTATAACCTGGTTTGTTTCCACCACCACCACCACCTCCGGCTACAACTAAATAGTCAAGTGAATAATTTATTAAAAGTCTTGGCCATGTTCCACATTTTTTTGCTTGAAACTGACTTTGCATTGACCATACACCACTTGCTTTACTTAATTCTTTTACGATAACAATTCCTGAACCACCTGCACCACCTGCAGCACTATTGCTTCCTCCACCACCGCCACCACCAGTATTTGTTGGTGCTCCTGATCCAGTGCTTCCACCTGATGCGCCAGCTCCACCACCACCTGTTCCACCAGCTCCTGTATTAGTACTTGGTGGATGCGTTCCACCACCACCTCCACCGGCATAAACTCCACAATTAGGTGATCCTGGAAAGCTTGGACTAACATCTGTTCCTGCGCCACCAGCTCCAGCTGTATTACTGGGTGCAACACCATCTGCACCAGCGGCTCCAGCTCCACCTCCACCACCACCAATTCCTGTAGAAGGAGAAGGTAAACCAATACCGCCATCATTACCTTGACACGCTGTTCCTGTTCCTCCTTCAAAAGGAGAACCACTATTTGCTCCTGAACCTCCACCACCAGATCCTCCTGGGGCTCCATCATTTTTACTTTGGGCAGGTCCTGTTCTTGCTCCACCACCGCCACCACCAACTGAAGTATAAGTTGTTCCAGATGCAACAATAGATGAGCATCCTCCTGCTCCTCCTTGTGTTTCATCTGCTCCAGGGTTTCCTGCACCACCGATTGTCACTGGTACAGCTGTATTTCCATCTATAGCTATACTTGATAAATTTCTTAAACCACCTGCTCCACCTCCGCCACCAACATTACCTCCACCACCACCACCACCTGCAACAAGTAATACGTTTGCAATTCTAGTGCCTGGTTGTGTACATACATTTCCTGTAGCTGTTTTAACAGTTTGAGTGCACTTCCCAAAAGAAGTGGTATTTATTTTACCGAGTATGCCGCCATTTGATCTGGCCATTTGAGTCTCCTATTCGGACACCCAAGCTGTGCCATTCCAATTATATTTGGTAGGTGTTTCCGATGTGTCGTTTGATTTTATTGCTTCCCAACCTGTTGTGTTGTCAGCGTTGTATTTTGTTTCGTTCCACGTAATTATGTAAGACCATACAACTGGATCTGCACCATCGTTTGTAACTGTTGGAAAAGTTATCGGTGCTTGCCAATCATCATTAGAATCTAATGACCATGAAGCATAAGGTTGTTTACTTAAAAATTTATCTTTTGCAGGATCGTATACATAACCTCTACCTGCATATTGTTTTCTAAAATTATGATTATAAGAAGTTTGTTTCCAAATTCCACCTTTAAAAAAATTAATACACCATGTTTCTCCATCAGCATGCATGTCTGAAGGAACTTCATCATTTGAAACAACTACTACTCTTTGTACTACTTGATGTGAGTCTGACGTAAATCCTGTAGGATCTGTCATTGCTTTTAATTCTGCGAAATGTGCCATATTATTTTACTCCTTAAAAATATATTTATATTAAAATTTTAACTTATTGTCAATGTACCTGTAGATGTAAACTTAGCTAATTTATCGCCGCCAGGGTGAGTTGAAATTGTTGCTGACGGACCTGGGTTAGCACTAAACGTAACTTCACTAGGTCCTCTTACTACTACAATTCCTGGTCCACCGTTTCCACCAGCTCCATTTGGAGTCGAACCTCCGCCTCCACCATCTCCTTCATTTGTGGTTCCAGCACTACCTGCAGAACCAGGTCCTTTAGAACCCCCTGTTCCACCAGTAGCATATGTTGTACTTGGACCTAAAATATCGTTGGGCACACCTGCACCTGCAGTTTGTCCAGAGCCAGCACCGCCAGCTCCACCTCCGCCACCACCTAAAGCAGGGCCA